CCTGCCACGACGCGACTCCGAATCAACCGAAGCGGCAAAACGCCGCCATCCGATCTGCCGTCAATCGCTGGACAACCCCAATTGCACCCGACCAAGAAATCCACCCCGACATGCTCCATGCCCTGCACAAGTTCGCCCTACATACTCTCCGTCCTCCTGGACCCACCAAGGAAATCCCAGTGGCCGCCGTCCCAAACGCGAATGCATGCTTCGAAAGAAGCACTCGCGAGGGCGGAACAACCCGGGCCTTGGCAGAACAGATCCTATGGAAGAAGCAGGCTCGAGCCTATCAGGTCCCGCATCAGTGGATGTCCCCCAAAAGGGTTCCATCACAACCAATGCCCCCCCGTCAGCAAGCCCAGTTCGACCAGGACCTTTTTGGGTCCAAAAAAGGAGACGAACAGTTTCGGATCAACGTGCGGAAGATCGCGTGGGAGACTATGGGTGGAATCTTTACCCTCTTCAGTCCAAATTACCGTCCAAAGACGACCCAAGAGTTCCGCGAGGCGGTGGGTCAAGTCCTCTTGGACACCGACTGCGCGCCAATGCGGCCGCTCGTCGTGGACGAAGGATGTGGAGGGAAGATTCGAGTCGCCAGCACGCATCCCGCATGCCTTGCGCACACATTACGGAACATCAACAGTCTCGTCCTCCAGCAGCTCCTCCGTTGGGATTGGGCGCGCCACTTCAACGACCAAAGACCAGTACGAATCTGGCGACGATTTCCAAACAAGGCAGGCCTCTTCTTGTTATCCGACGATTGGAAATCCGCCAGCGACTATCTTCCTTGGCCCGTGGTCCGCGCGATCACCAGTGCTGTGGAGATCCGCTTCTCCAATATCCTGTCTCCTGCAGAGAAGTTGGCTTTGGCACACGTTGCGTCTCCAAAGCGTCTATACTTCCGGGACCAGGACACGGGGACAACGACTGTTCGCGGGGCACATATGGGTCTCAGTCTTGCTTGGGCAATTCTCACCATCATCAACGGCTTCCTCGGCTTCCAGAACGTACCCGAAAAGGCGGGTCATGGCTACTTCCACGTCAATGGGGACGACTATGTGGGACTTCATACCAAAGAAGAAATCCGAGAGCGCGAACGAATGGTCCGCGCGCTTGGACTGGTACCGAATTCCGACAAGTCGTTTGTTTCTCCCACCCACGGCGTGTTCAGCGAAC